ATATGGAATTGTTTCTCTTATAACTTTACTCTTCTTCATCTCTCTTATCTTTATGATACCAATGTAGAAGTATATATAAAAGATCATAAGTTTTACCCGGGTAGTTATTACGGTACCATAAACTGGGGATCTAATGATCTTAACACAGATCTATCTCTAGCAGAAGATGCACTAGAACATAAAAGTCATCATATTATTTTACTTGATAATGGTCAGATTGCACTCCAACCTAATAACAGAATTAAATGGTCTGAACCTTCATTTGTAACTAAACCATTTCCAGAAAAACCAGATTACTTAATCAACAAAGATTATTATAACTGTGAAGGATTTGATAAATGGCATACAGAAGATTCTGAAAGAATGTTTTATAATACAGAATAATACACATTTGTGTAAGTAATTAATTATTTGTATATTATACTATGAAGAAAGTTGACATGGGTAAATATATCTTACTCATTGGTAATGATGCTACTGAAATCTTTGACTACTATAAAGTCCCAGAAATGCATGGTCTTAACCGTGCAGATGCTCAAGCAGAAGAAGTAGACATGACTAATCCTAAAAATGGAGATCAAGGTAATGGTGTTTACATATATGGATTAACTAATTATGATCCGGCAGATAAAAAACTTACAGCTAAAGATCCTTACAAACCATTCTTGTTTATAAATTTAGGTACCTTTAAAAAATATAATATTACAGAAAAAGCTACAGGAGTTATGCATGAGACAATGCACATGAGTATCTTATTAAATAACTGGGATATAAAAGATAAAGAAGAAGAAGTAATAACATTTGCTGAAGAAGAAGCAAATAAAATTATTGAAAAATTAAAGACTACTAAAGTAGAGCAACCAAAGAAAAAATTCTTTTCTAGAAAATAAATGTTAACACCAGAACTAGATGTAATATCTGTTGAAGAAGAAACAGAATTATTAAATGCTTTAGTAGAAGCTGAAAATAAAGGTACAGAAATAAATAATAGAATTGGAATAAGATATGGTAATTCTATTTATGGTAATTCTGAATTAAAACCTATTCCTAATTATTTACTTAACCTATGTAATAAGTTAATAGATAAAAAAATATTAGATGTTTTACCGGAAGATATAAGTATAAATATTTATTACCCAGGAAACAAAATGCTTCCTCATATAGATAAGATAGATGCCGGACCTGTAATAACAATATTAAGTTTGCTATCAGATGCAAATCTTATTTTATCATATGGTTCAAAAAAAGAAATTGTATTATTACCATCAAGATCAGTAATACAATTAAAAGATAAATATAGAACACATTGGAAACACAGTATAGAAAAAGTAAATAATAAAAGAATATCTATAGTATTTAGACAAATAGGAAAAAATAATTTAAAATAAAAATCATGGCAAAAATTAAAGATACATTTACTAAGTTAGATAAACCAAAAGTTACTCGAACAGGTGTACATGCAAAAACAAAAAGATCTAAACTTAAGTCTTCTAAGAATTATAAAAAATTATACCGAGGTCAAGGAAAATAATTTTAATATATTTGTTTTTATATAAAATATTTATATATTTGTAAAAACTAAACAAATATATTATGTCAGATGAAATTAAATGTGGATGTGGAAAATCTCAAGACCCTGATGGATTTTGTGATGGGTCTCATAAAATTAATGAAGATCAAGTAACATTTAAAGAAACAAAAATTTATTCTTTTGGAGATATTTTAGTAGGACTAAATACTGAAGAATTACCAGAAGGTGTTGAATTAGAAGTAAAACAAAAATTTTCTGAAATTACAGAAATTTTAAAAAGTACTTATACAATGTCAACACAATCCCCAGTTAAAAGTTTATTGTTTGATCATGCAGTTGGAGAAATACTAAATGCTCAAATGTCAGTTGTTAAATTACTAAAACTATAAATATGACACCATTTAAAACATTAAGAGGAAGAAGAATACTAATTGAAGTCCCTGTAAAAAAAGAATCAGTAATTACATTGTCTGAAAAAGATCAAGATGCTTTAATGTATGAAGCAATGAAACAATGGAATAAACTTACTGTATATGCTATAGGTGATAAAGTAGAAGAAATTGCTGTTGGAGATTTAGTATATATTCCTGTTCCACAATTAGAACATGCAGAAAAAGTTGACATTGATGGTAGTGTTAAACTAATGTTTAATGAAATGGATATAGCAATAATATGGTAAATATAACAGATGATAATCCATACTTTTCTGGAAGAACAAGTACTGATAAAATTAATTCTAAAGAAGTATCTAAAGAAGATATAGATAACAGAACTACAAATAATTTAGATTCTGAATATAATAAAAATTATGTTCATGATTTTAGAAAAGATATTCCACCCTTTGAAACACGTCCTAAATACTATGGTGGAAAAGATTCAACATATGAAGTTTTTAATGTGTTAGAAGCCTGGAAGTTAGATAAAGATTTTTACTTAGGAAATGTAATAAAATATTTAACTAGAGCTGGTAAAAAAACTTTTAACAATAAAGAAGATTTAGAAAAAGCATTAGTATATTTACAACGTAGAATTGATACACTATGAATTATTTAATAATGTTATTTATTTTAAGCATAGCATGTTTGTTATGGATTATAGGAAGTTCTTTTAGAGGTCCTATATACAATAGAGTTAAAGATGCATATGAACTAGATCCTGAAGGTGAAATTATTAGTTCATATTTTATAGTTGCATCACTTCTCTTAATTTTCTTGGCTGGATCTTTTCTATAATTTTTTTTGTCATTAAATTTTTGTATATTATAGTATGACAGAATTTAGTAATCAAGGAGAATTATCTAGTACAAGTTCAGGTACATTATTAGCAACAGGCACTTTATCTACATCACTTTTAGATAAGTTGTTAATTATAAGATTGCATAATCCATTAGCATATGTAGTCAGTTTATATAAATATGAATCTCTTACTAATTCAACAGTTTTATTATATAATTTAAGTTTATCAGCTGGTGATACATTAACAGATAATTTAGCATATTCATTAAATGCTGGTGATCAAATAATTGGGTATTCTGATATACCAGGAACTACTTATTATACATATGGACAAATATACTGATGCAAGTAGTAGATACAAATGGAAATATATTTGGTACAGGACTTGAAGTAACAGGTCCAGATGGTAAACCTAAAACAATAAGTGGTGGAGGTGGACCTACAGGTCCCGCTGGTGGTGATTTATCTGGTACATATCCTAACCCTTCTGTAGTATGGAATAATGGAACATCAACATATGGTTTATTATATTATCCTTTATCTACAAATCCATCAGGATTTATAACGGCATCTGCATTAACTCCTTATTTAACTATAACATTAGCAGCATCAACTTATTATCCAATACCTACTGGTACAATATTACAGTATATAAGAGGAGATGGAACATTAGCTACATTTCCAACTATACCAACTATAACTCCAGCTGCTTTAACTAAAACAGATGATACTAATGTTACTTTAACTTTAGGAGGTACACCTGCTACAGCATTACTTCAATCAGCTAGTTTAACACTTGGTTGGACAGGAACTTTAGCAGACTCAAGAATAACAAGTGCAACTACATGGAATGCTAAACAAGCAGCATTAAGTGGTTCGGGTATTGTTAAAAGTACAGCTGGTACAATATCATATCTTACAGATAATAGTACTGACTGGGATACAGCTTATACAAATAGAATAACAAGTTTAACAACTACAGGATCAGGTGCTGCTACTTTAACAAGTAATGTATTAAATATACCAATACCTTCAACTACAACATTAAATCCACAAGTTGTAGGATTTTCTGTAGCAAATGGTACAACTATAACAGGACCAGGATCAACAAGTCCTAGAATATCTACTGAAATTACAATACCTGCAAATACATTAGCAACTAATTCAATTATTGAAATGTTATGGATGTCAATTAGACTTTCAGGTGCCGGTGGTACAATTCAATCTGCAGTTTATTTAAGTACTAGTAGTGGAACACTTGGTAGTAGTCCAACAGTAGGATCAACTTTACTAGCTACAGGAGCAAATGTGATTTCAACAAATGTTATTGTAAAATGTGTTAGAGATCTTAATAAACAAGGTACTAGTGGAACAGTAGCAAATGCCGCTACTCAATATGGTTCAGATTTTAGCATTCAAACATCTGTAACATCATTTACAATTAATAATTCTAGTACATTATATCTTCAATTTTGTGTTTCATCTACTGGGGTCGCAGATACTTCTTGCATTAGAAATATTAGAATGACAGAATATAAAGCAGTATAAAAATATGGAAAATATAACTAAAATATCAGGAGGTTTTTTTATATTAAATTTAGATACAACATATTTATATGAAAATAATTTTGAAATTTTAGGAGATGATCAAGTACATATATGGACAAACCAAGGTATTATTTATCTTAATTTATCATGTACTATAGAAAATCAATCATTTACTGATATTAATGTTTTTGTTAATTTTTTAATAAATTAAAAAAACAATATTAAAGACATCATTTCTAATAAAGAAAAACCAAATAGTTTGTAATATAAAATATTTTTTGTATATTATATATATATTATTTATTTAAAATTAAAAAATCATGGCAAATAATGAATTACCTAAAGCACAATGGGGAGCTATAGTTAAAATGGCTAAAGGTGCTTATCAAGGAATGAAAACTGGTTATAAAACTTATAAAGCTGCATCATTAGCTGAAAAAGCAGCAAAATTAAAAAAAACACAAGCATTAGCAAGAACTCAAAAAGCAGCAGCAACAAGAGCAGCAAATGCAAAAGCAGCAGCAGCTGCAAAAAATTCTAAAACAGGTGCAACAAAAACAAGTACAACAAGTACAACAAAAACAAAAGCACCAGCAACTCCTAAAGGAAAAGACCCTTTTGTAAAATCTAAAAATAGACAAGCATGGGAAAATGTTACTGGTCAAGTAATTGGAGGTTTTCCTTTTTATACTGCAAATGCAGCTAAAAAAGTTTTAAAAAACCCTGTAGCTCAAGGAATTCTTGGCACAGGTACAACACTTTATGTAGCTAATAGATATGCAAAAACTAATGCACCAAAAAAAGTTAAAAAATACAAAAAAAAATAATTATATAAATAAACAACTTAAAAATAAACAAAATGGACATTTTAAATTTTATTAGCTGGATTAAATCTGGCAATTACAGAGCAACATTACCAACAGATGTAACAAATCTTTTAGCTATTGGAGCTAAAGATCCAAGTAGAGATGATGGTTATTTAGCATTAGCTGTTAATGCAGCACCTTTACAATCATTGTATAATACAGCTAATGTAACTCAAATAACTTCAATAACTACTGCTGTTACAGTTAATGCTTTAAATGGTATTGTTACTACTGTATCTTCTATTCTTGCGGCTAATGCTAAAACTTTTTTTACAGTAACCAACCCAAATGTTCTTGCTGGATCTAAGATTTTAGTATCTGTTGAATATGATGAAGCAGCAACTGGTATTCCTGTAGTAGGAGTATCTGATATTGCAGCAGGATCTTTTAAAGTAGTTCTTAGTAATGGTGGTTCAGCTGCATTAAATAATGTAGTTAAGGTTCATTACCTTATTATA